TTTATCTACCCTGGTGAAGTTATGAGCGAGATTATGAAGGTATTCTCTGCTTCCAATATGAATGCTTTTGATACTGTGTTCAACGCTACCCAATTCGTGGAGGCGACTGGAACTGCTGGAACTGGTTCTTTCTTTTTGGCTACCAACTTTGAGGCTGATGCCGCTGCTGGTCAGGCACTCATTAGTGGTAGAGACCTCAATAGTTCTAACGTGTATCTCAACCTTACACAGTATGCTTCTTCCGTGGCGTGCGTGGTGGACACGTTCGCTTTGTACGATATAGTGATGAGTTACAATATGGCGGACGGTTCCGTTTCTATGTCCAAATAAGAAAAGCCTGAAAGCCAATAAAAGCCAACTTTTATATAACTCTTATATGAAAATTAAAAAATAGTATAGTAGATTAGTAAATCACTGACTTTATAGGCTTTTGGCTTTTAACAAAATAAAAATGTGTGTATAGTATAAATGCAAGACATTGATACTATTCTGGAAAGGATACGTTTGAATTCCGCCGCCCATTCAACGAACCATAAGAAGCGGTATATAACATTAAAGACAAGGTTAAAGTGGTATCGGTTACCTGTGATTATTCTCTCTGCACTGAACAGTATATTCTCTATCGGTTTGCAGCCGTTTATGAAGCAGGAAATCATCAGCGTGTTGAATTCATTGATTGCATTGATATGTGGTATCATAGGTAGCATAGAGTTGTATTTACAACTGAACCGACAGATGGAACAGACGTTATCATCGTCCAAGGACTTTTATGAGTTGGCAACGGATATATTCAAATGGTTGGCACTGAAACCCGAGCACAGACCCATTGATGCAAAGACATTTATAGACGATAGTTACAATCGGTATATTAAGCTTACGCAGTCAAGTATATTACTGAAAAAGAGAATGGACGACCAACTGACGAGCTACAAGTTAATAGAGTTGGAACCGTTAGAGTTGGCAGCGTTGGGCGAAACGTCACCATCATCATCATCATTAACAAGTGATGAAAGCGTATAATATTTTCTGTTACTAATATAACAAGAGATGAAAATAGAAGAGATAGATAAGAGTGATTTAGTAATTAAACCAAGCAAACAATCCATAGACAACCTATTAGACGTTCCGCCACCATTTCCAAACAAGTGTAGTGTAATATTCGTATCAGGCGGTATGGGCACAGGCAAGTCCACGTTCATTGCAAACCTATTCAAAGCCACGGGCAAGAACCGCATCTACCGTAAAGTGTTTGACACAGTGATGTACGCTACGCCCAAAGAAGTATTTGATAGTGAGGAAGACCACGCATTCAAGAACCATTCCAAGGTATATCACGATTTAACGCAGGATACATTTGATACCATAACAGAGTTGGCTATAAAGACCAAGGACGACGAAGGCAATAGCTGTTTAGTAATTGACGATTTTAGCGAACAATTAAAGAACAAGAAAACGGAGTATAATCTACGTAGGTTAATCAACAAGCACCGTCATATGAAACTGAACATTGTTATTAGTGCATTGAACCAAAAGGCATTGGCAAAGTCGTTACGTTCATTAATAGATGTAGTAATATTATTCAAGCCTAAAAGCCAAGTGGAAATGGAAGGTTTTAGTCAAGAGGTATTTGGTTTAACAAGAGATGAAACGAAGGCGTTGTTTAGTTTCGTATTTGATGCACCGTATAACTTTTTGATGTATAACGCACGTAGTCATACATTCTACAAGAACTTTAACCAATTAATATTCACCGACGAATAATTTAATTTCCCCGTATAGATTATAATGGTATTGAAAGATAAGAAGAAGAAGAAGAAGCCGAGACCGAGAAGACTGACGGGCAAACCGAGTGGTAGATTGATGACGCCTGTATTTAAGACTGGTATGAACCGTGACATTCCAATGGGTGGTGCAGGTGGAAGCCAAAATCTATTAGCCAATTTACAGGCATCAAGACAGGCACAACCATCAGCACAGGTTATTCAAACGCCTGACCAATTCAAACTGGCACAGGATATTAAAGCCATTAGAACCGAACAAGCTGATATTGCAGAGGAGGTTGCGATACAGAAGAAGGAACGTAAGGAACGTAGTGACAAAGGAACCACAGGAATACGGAAAGTGTATGAGAAGAAAGGATTGACAAAGGAACAGGCAGAGGCAGCAGCAACAGAAATGCTTAAAACTACAAGCAATTTAAGAAGACAGCACGGTGCAGACCCACGAGAAGAGGAGGTTGCAGCCGCAGCAGGAGGAGCAGCAAAGGAGGCACACACAGACGCAGGAAACGTGGTGCCAGCAGAGGCGGCAGGTGCAACATTGAGAATAGTGCCAAAAGCAATGGGCGGCAAGAAGGCAGGAAAACGGGAAACATTACCTGATGTAGCTTAATAAATAAGATAATCATTTAGAGATAAAACGGCTATATAATTATCTAATATAAATATATAGAATGGATACCAAGTTTATGGACGGATTGAAGCAGTCGCTTACGAACGAGAAGCTATCACAGAAAACGATTGAGATGTATTTGATTAAGTTACGTATACTGAACGACAACAAGCCGTTTGATAGTTTAGCATTTCTCAAACAAAAGGCAGCCATCAAAACAAAGCTGGAAGGAATTGCAAACGACAATACCCGCAAGAGTTATGTAGCGAGTATCGTGGCAATTCTCAACAGACAGAAAGGCAAGGTGTATGAGGCACTCAACAATCATTACCGTGTTCTGTTCGCCAAGGAACGTAGCATATTTGCAGAGAAGCCCACAAGTGAGAAGAGCGAAACGCAGAAGGAGAACTGGTTATCGTGGGACGAAGTCAAAGCGGTGTTTGAGAAACTCAAAGTCAAAGCCGAAGATGCAGCGGCGAAGCCACGGTTGTCTAATGCCGACCGTAAGGTTATTGAGAATTATATGATACTGGCACTGTACGTGTTGCAGCCGCCACGTCGCAACGACTGGTATTACACAGTCATCGGTAAAGGTGATGACGATAAGAAGAACTACGTATGTTTGAAGGAAGGTAAGTATTATTTCAACAACTTTAAGACTGCGAAGTCAGGTAAGGAAGTGATTGATGTGCCCGATGAAATGATGCCCGTGCTTAAATGGTATATCAAGAATATGAACCTGAACGAAGGTGACTACCTATTGTTTCCTGACGATGATGTGAGAACGAACAGTAACCGTATGACCAAATCGCTGAATAGTATACTGGGTAAGAAAGTAGGTGCCTCTATGTTACGTCACATATATTTATCCAACAAGTATGGTAAGGTGTTGAACGAACAAGAAGAAGATGCAAACTTTATGGCACATTCGGTGGGAACTGCGAAGACATACATCAAAGATGATTAGGATAATATGAATTTGATATATACCATTAGGATAAATGGTATATATAACTGGAAAAAGCATTTGAAAAACTACAATTATCATTCAAATATATGATATAGAGAACAAAATTTAAATTTTCAGCTGAAAAGGAGCATAATTGAATGATATTTCTATATTTCAAATGCTTTTATCCATATTTCTATTCGTTTTATCTTATGTTTGTGGGTTATCTGCCATCGTTTCCAACTTTCATCAACCATATCTGCCATTCCAAGTCTGTTATCTCACGTTGCCGCTGCTTAATACGTGCCATTATTTTCAGGCACCCACGGTGTGCAGTGCTGAACACAACTTCGTTCATACCATCAACCATAATGTATCTACGTGTGTGTTTGAATATGCCACCGCATATTGTGCAGCGACCTTCATCGCCGTTGTCCATTATTCGTATGTTCTCATCTTCTGCTTTTGGTAGGCACATCTTTTATCCTATATACTATACGCCGACAATAATATTACCATAATAAATAATACGATAGGTAGGCAGGTGTATATTTGGCAGCGTCAGCCCACTTTGCGTTACGTTGCCTAAACTTCTTACGGCGTTCTTCGTCCTTATGTTTTGTAAAGTCTGCCATACCCGCTGCACCAAAATGTATCATCTTACCGTCTGGGTTTGCAACCATATATTTGCTGGACTTACGGGTAGATGGTAACACCTTACCTATACCATATTTATCTGCCATACGCTGTACTACCTTAATGTTTGAATAATCTGCTAAACTCATTATACATTACATACATATTATTTACGTGTAAAGTTACTGATAGAATGGGCACGCAATGTGTCCAAGACTTTCTTCACACCGTAACCCACAGCCCGCCCGACAAACGTCTTCTTCAACAATGGTGTAGCAAGTTTCAATACGTGGTCTGCAATGCTGGGCTTCTTCTTACTCTCATACATCTTCTGCTTACCTATCAGGTTCTTCTCAACGTGTTCACTAATGGCATCGCCTTTCACACGATGGTGGGTGCTTTTCTGCATCAGTACATCTTTGACTTCTGCCGAGACACTGGGTGCCTTTTGTAGTGCACTACTACCCGAATTAAATGTGTGGTGTTCTTTCACATTCTCACGCACATATTTATTGGTAGCCATAGCGTGACTACTGGTGCTACCGCCCAATGAATGACCCACAAGATATATATCGTGGGCTGGTTCTTCTTTCTTCAACTTCTTCATTATTTGTTCCGTCTGCTTCGCACGGCGGTTGTGTAGCCTATCAGCTTCTTTGTTACCCAACGCAATATTCAAGTCCGCCCGTATGTCTTTCCGTGCAGTGTTTGAGTTAGCCAAGTCAGTGCCTTTGTGGGCTATAATATAATGAGGCTTTTCTTTGTGCTTAAATGTAGAAATCTCTGGGTTACTGTATGCATCTAATTTAGTATAAGCCATTGGTGGGAAATCGCTATATGATGCTTCGGCGGCGGTAGCTAAATCACTGGTGCTGGGCGGCGTATTCTCTGTTTCGTCCATATTATAATCTATGTATATATTAAAATGGATTACACTCAAACAAATGTTCTATCTATGACGGGCGGGACTGACTTCGCCACCATCGCAGACCTGGCTAACTACGTGGATTTAACTACCAACCAAACCATAACAAGCGGTATTAAAACGTTTACTACTTTACCGCAATCATCTGCTGTTCCATCAACTGGGAACCAATTGGTTAATAAGACCTACGTTGATGGTGCATTCGTAACACTTTCTACCACCCAAACCATCTCTGGTGCCAAGACATTTTCAGGCAATACAAGAATTAATAGTTCAAGAACATTGACATTTGGAACTACTGGCACTGGTGCTACATTGACGTTTGTAACACCTGGCAATATGTATTACGATAATACAGTCGGTGGTAGCCACTTCTTTTTTATTAGTGGGTTACCAAATACGTACATTGATATTGATGGCGTGAATATTGAAAACGGTAAGTATTTATATTTCAATGGTAAGCGAATGTCCATAACAGATAATGGAACAAGTTTGGTTACCAATGTTCCTACGGGCAATAGCCATTCGTTTAGAATAAACAGCGTAGATAAATTAACACTTCACCCGACATTTGGTGCAACGTTTGCAGACAATGTGAATATACAAACAGATAAGTATTTGAATTTTAGCGGCGGTTCATATCTATTAGAGGAAAGTGCATTTGCAAATTTAATCTACAATGTGCCGACAGCAAACAAGCACCAATTCCGTGTGAATGGATTTGATACGGTTGCTATTAGTAGTGACACAAACGGCTCACTATTCACGTTTCCTGATGGAACCATTATGAGAGAATATACGAGCTTTAACTGGTTTTTGTATCAGTTACCGTCTGGACACACTTTGAAATACCAAGTGGGAGGTGCGGAGATTTTTGAAATACAAAGTGGTGGTGCGGTTCTCTATGAAGGTTTAAGTATGCGTAACGGTAAGAAGGTTATCTGGGACGAAGGTTTTACCAACATAGCATATTTACGAAAAGACACAATTACAAATACATTTGATTACGAGGTAGCAACTGGTTACAAACACAAGTTTATGGTAAATGGCGTTGAGGTTATGAGTTTAAGCGATGGAACTTATGGATTGAGAACAGCGGGAGACATATTTATACCGCCCAATAAATGGATATATATGGATACAAGCAACAACGGGATTAGTTGTGGTTCAACTGGTAATATGAGTTATAGAGCGTATTCGGGAACTGGTAATCATTTCTTTTTCGTTGGAGCGAATGAGGTGTGTAGCATTGATATTAATGGGCTACAAATGGGCGTGTCTACATTACCATCTAACTTTCCCAAAATATTTACCGATTATACACAAGTCAATAACATAGTTGGAGATGGAGCAAGTCAAATTTATACGTGTGGTGGAACGGGAATTCATTCTTTTAGAAGAGGAACGGGAGATATAGCATATTTAGACCAATTGGGATTGAAACTGGTTGTTAATAATTCAGCATTATATTTGGGAGCAACGAACCTATTTACAATTCAACACGACACAGGAGGAACAGCGGGTCAATTCTTAATACCGAGCAGTTGGGTGTATAATTTTCAGGTGGGAGGTATTGGAGTAGCACAGATTAGAAGCGAAGGTTTTTACTCATTTCAAAATAACACAGCACTACGACTGGGAGGCACGAGCCAAATAGAAATTAAACACGATACGGCAACAACACAAATTCAGTATAAATCTGTTGGTTCTTATAATCATATGTTTTACATTAACGGCACATTATGGTATGAGATGAGAACAGACACGTTCCGTGCGTTGCGTGGCTATCAAAATAAATTAGGTGCGACTGGTGCCTATGTAGCTAACAACTTCAATTTCAGCTGGTCAAATCCAAGTGCAGGAGCATTATCAGTGTGGATTGATACTACCCGCCTGGGTAATATGAGCATAGTCAGTGACTACCGTTTAAAAGAAAACATTGTGCCCGCAAGACCCGTATTAGAACGCCTATGCAAAATAAAGATGATAGAATATGAGTTCAAGAACGTTAGCATTTTCAAGAAAAATGGTATCAGTCACGGGTTCATAGCCCACGAGGTAGCCGAACTATTTCCTGAATTAATCAATATAATTCACGGCGAGAAGGACGCATTAACAGATGATGGGCTAATACAACCGCAGTCAGTGGGCGGAGAACTAACGAATTTATATTTATCTGGAATACAAGAACTCAACGCCAAGTGCATTGCACAACAGGCACAAATAGATGCACAACAGACGCAGATGGAAGCGATGCAGAAACAAATAGATGGGTTGGTTCTGGCACTATCAAAGATTATGTCACAGTAATATATATGCCACCAAAAAAGAAGCCCAATTTGCAACAACAGAAAACAAAGAAGCGTGAACAAGACTTAATCAAACTTAATCAAAAAGCTGACTTATTTAGACAATCATTAGCCGCCAAAAAGTCCGTGGCGGATTTAGGCGAAAATGTTACGACCGATGAAATTGTAGGACTTATTTAGGCATTTTCACTTTTCCATTTTGGAAAATTGAACAAATTGTAAAAAATTGATTTATCCGCAAAAGCATATCTTTATAGTATATATACTCTACGATGGAAACTATTACTAATTTAATCGCACAAGGCTACTCACTGTTTAATGTGGATAAGGATAGCAAGTTACCTATAAAACGTGATGGTAATGGTATGGGCAGTTGGCAGAAGTTGCCCGCAGCCGTATTACATAAACATCATAATATGAACTCTACGTTGTGGGGTATGAGAATGGGTAAGCACGAAAACGGACGCTACACAATGTCGTTGGATTTTGATACGTGTGGACAAGACCGCAAAGGTTGTGATTATACCAAACAAAAACTGGCTGAATATATCAGCATTGTGGATAAGGAAGATGGCTGGTATCATAGTTCTACGGTTGGCAATGAAAACGTGCTGGTAGATTATACCAATACGCCCGAAATCATTAGACTGATGGAAGACTATGGTAGCAAGTGGGTTATCCATTCTATGGAGGTTCTTTTGGGCAACGGACATCAGCAGGTTATTCCGCCCGCTGCAACTGTGTGCAAAATAAACAAAAAAGTAATGCAGGAACGTACATTCAAAAACGACAAAATGTTCTACGAGCTTACCGAGCAGTCACCAATCTACCCATTCATTTTGCAACTATTTGACGAATACCAAGAATACAAAAATAAGAAGGAGGAAGCACCAAAAAAAACAATGCCAAAGAAGCAGGAAAATAAAAAGGAGGAAGCCGCATTAGAGAATACTATTGAGCCCGAAGACAAGTGGGTTGATTTACTATTCAACGTTATTGGTAACGATTTGAACGCCATTGACTATGATAGTTGGTTAAGCATTTTAACTGCATTGAAATGCAATGGATATGATAAAGATGTATTTATGACGTGGACAAAAATCGCTGAAAAAGATAAAAAGAATTTGGTGAAGGCGAGCGATGCGTGGGATAAAATGGACAAAAACAAGGATTATTCATTGGGCATATTGTGCAACATTGCGGAGAAGCTGAATGTGGCAGGGTATATTGCGTGGCGTATTAAATATGACGAGTTCATTAAATTGGAGACGTTAAACAAAGGCGAGCATACTATTGCAAAAGAAATCGCAGGACGCCTACGACGTGACCTTATATTCTGCAATGGTAAGTGGTTTATGTTTGATAAGAAGATTAGCCTATGGCGTGTGGTTAAGCACCCGCACGCAATTGTTATATCACACATTCAGCACAGAATTGACGAAAGCGTTACCACATTATCTGCATTGAAGGAGAAAGAAAGTGACGAAGACGAAAGAAAAACATACGTAGATATAATCAAGAAATACGGTGTCTGGTATAGAGACGTCAGTAAAGCGGGCACAAGTTCGCAGATTATTACCGTTTTACAGACGGAATTGTTTGATGACAGTTTTGAAAGCACACTGGATTTGAACCCATATAAGATTGCATACAAAAATGGCATTCTGGATTTGAAGACGTTGCAGTTTAGAAAAGGACTGTATTCTGCCGACTTATTAACGCAGACAATTCCGTACGATTATGAGAAGGCTAAACCCGAAGATGTTGCGTTTGTGCGTCACGAGTTGTTAAAGATTTGCAATAATAATCCTGCACATTTGGAATTCTACTTATCAAGCATTGGATATGCATTAACGGGCGATGCAAAGAAAGAACAGGCGTTTTGGTGTTTACGTGGGCAGAAGGCATCAAACGGCAAGTCCGTAATATTTGAGGCATTACAAGGCATCATTCCAAATTACGTTGTCAAGTTGGAGAACAATATATTTGAAACCACGTATGGTAGCCGTCATAAAGAAATATCAAGTTGGCG